GAACGGTGGAATGAAGAACAAAAACAATAGCTTAGAGAGCGCGGCCCACGGGTCGCGCTTTTTTAGTTTCGTATCTACTATATAGGCTCAAAAACAAAAAAATATTTTTTTTATTTTAAAAAAAGGTGTTACCAGTGTTACCACGTTACTTTACTACTTTACTTACTGTAATATATAACAAAAAAAGTAACACTAATAGGTAACAGTGTTAATTTAATGGTGTTACCTCAAAATCGGCCTTATTACGAATATTTTTGGTTTTTCAAAAAAAATAAATTTGAACCTATATAGTAGATACGTTATTACTATCTGAACGTGACCTTTTTAACGGTGATATTATGGCAAGACGAGCAATGTCGAAAGTGACGGGTAAACCCCGTGAAACACGAGGTAGACCACCGGCTGGTGTGGATCAGCCCCTGACGCGCAAACAGGAACTTTTTGTAAAAGAACTGGTGAGTAAGGATGGGCAGATTACGTTACGCGAGGCGGCTATCAATGCTGGGTATGCCGCAACTTCGGCGCATAGCAGGGCGTATGAACTGACCAACCCGCATATATCACCTCATGTTGTGGCGGCGATACAGTCTTATCGGCGAGAGCTTGACGAAAAGTATGGCATTACGTTTCACCGGCACGTAAGAGATTTACAGAACATACGGGATTTGGCCATAGAGAACGGGGCATATAGTGCCGCCGTGCAAGCTGAATACCGACGGGGACAAGCGCAGGGGGACATATACGTCAATAAATCAGAAATCCGTCATGGCTCTATCGACAGTATGAGTAAGGATGAGGTTTTGAAAGCGCTAGAGGAATTAAAACAAAGTTATGCCCCGATCACAATCGACGTCACTCCCAAAGAAAAAGAGAATGCCAGCAATCGCGGTAAAGCGAGAAAGCGGCTTTTACAAGCAGATAAAGGAAGCAGCGCAGAGGTCGAAGCGGAAGTTACTGCTGACGCGGATTGAGAATTATGTGGGAGCCGGAATACCAGACTTACTTATTTGTGACGAGTTTGGTGTGTTTCATTTTGTGGAGCTTAAATTTTTGACAAGTAACGGCGTTACATTACAGCCTTCACAAGTAGCGTGGTTATCCCGTCACCATCATAGTCCATCATGGATATTGATTAAGAAACAAAACAAACCGACGGATGAGCCCGAAATGTTTTTGTATCCGGCAAGTGCGGCGGTTGATTTGAAAATGGACGGCTTGCAATCCGTCGAGCCGATACACCACCAGAAAGGCAAATTTAATTGGGACGTGCTTTTTGACTTGATTTCTCCCACATAATCCTATATGTAGGAGCATCGTTAATTAACACGGGAGTTTTGAACGATGGCTAAATTCTTAAAAGACATGCCCAATGAAGAGCTAAAAGCTTGTTTGTTGAGCGACATGGAAAGTTTACGCGAAGGCGAATGGGTTCCTGATGATGATAGCATTGATGCTACGGTTTTAGTGATTGAAGAAGTGTTCCGGCGTATTGACGTTTATTCAAAAAAAGGGGTGGCGGCATAATGTTTATATTTAGTCTTATTGGCCGGTTGTTGTATGGGCCGGATTGGGAGAAACATACACAAAAACGAACGCGACACATAAGCCGACGCCGTCGAAGATAAAATTTTAAAAAATACTAAGCCCCGTCAATATATCTTGACGGGGCTTTGTTTATTCTATATATGGGACAAATCGCATTCATTACGGGAGCTTTTGAAATGCTTAAAACTGTGAAAAATTCAACAGCCAATAAAACGGCGGGCTTGGCCGTTACATATCGCGCGGGCAAGGCGGACAATTTTGGGACATGTCCTGCCGATTGCAAATTGAACGATAGCGGGCGCGGGTGTAAATCAGACCAAATAGATTTTGAATATCTCGACGCCGTGTTAGACGCCAAGCCGCGCCGCGGGGAGAGCTTCACATATTCCCATTTTCACCCGTTATTCTGGGCGCAAAAACTGGCCCCGAATAAAACGACGATAAACTATTCAGCCGATACACTGGCCGAAGCCGTGGCAATATGCGCCAATAAAATCGCGCCGGTTGTTACAGTCGTTAAAAAATCATTTTGGAAAAATGGAAAACACGCGACGATTGAACGCGACGATATACCGGCACCCGTTCGGATTGTACGTTGCCCCGCTGAATATTTAGAAAATTTAGGTTGCGTCAATTGCGGCGGGAAAGACGGCCCGTTATGCGCCCGCCTAAATCGTGATTTCATTGTCGGCTTTACTGGCCACGGCGTCAAAAAGAAAAAAATTGAAAACGACGAGCGCGGCGGGTGTTATGCGGCGGGCGGTAATGTCGCTATTCATTGGCGGGCAACGGCGGGCCAAGAACAGCAAGAAACCGACGGGGACAAGTTGCGGGCCTTTGTTAAAACGCTATCCCCGCGGGCGGTAATTCGGCATCACGTCGCGGGGGATATTGGGGCCGAATAGAAACTTTAGAAAGTTTTAGTTGCATATTATCCCATAATCTGATACGACAATCACCGGCGGCGCGTTTTGCCCGCCGGTTTTTTAACTTTAACGGGAACGTATCAAAATGACACATACGATTGAAAATAACAAAAATTCACTTCAAAACCTACTTTTGAAGGTTCAAGATCAACACGCTCGCGCCGCTGATTATCTGGCCCCAACTCACGATTTGCAGAAAATCACCGCCGAAAACGGGCGGCCCCAAGTGGTTATTGAACAGCGGGGCGGGGAACCGACTAAAATTTTTGATATAAACGACGTGGCATTTACGCAAATTGCTGGCCATGCGGAAATAGACGCGAGAACGGCCCGCCGGTTGCAAGCCGAATATTCGCCAGAATTCGACGCGCTTATAAATGCCATTTGGCAAAAAAAGCCCGCCGTCCGGATGTTAAGAACGCATGCCGCCGAAATGGCCGCCGGTGATTATATGGGCGCGGCTGTATCCGACGGCTTATTGCGGGCTTTTGTTAGCGATAAGTTTAAGACGTTCGACAATATAAACTTGCTGCAATCGGCTTTGCCTCAACTGATGGACAACCCCGCGTCGTTTCAAGTTGTAAATGCCGACGTTACAGACAAGCGGCTTTATCTGCGGTTAAAATCCCTTGTTCAAACCGGCACCGGCGCGGCGTTAAATGATTTAATGGCCAACGGGATTGGCTTGCAAAATTCGGAAGTTGGCGCGGGTTCTGTTTCTGTTTATCAAATCGCTTGGACGCTGGCGTGTCTTAATGGAATGCAAACCCAAAATAAAACGCGGTCTAGCCATATCACAAGCGCCCGTGATACCGACGATTGGGGCTTGCTATCCGACGCCGCAAAGGATGCCGACAATAAAGCGCTGGAATTAAAAATTCGGGATCTTGTCGGCGTTTATTCCAGCCGCGACGCATTCGATCAAGTGATTGAGCAAATGAAACAAGCCGCCGCCGACGTGATCGACGGCGTGGCCGTGGAAAAAACCGCTGTAGTGGAAAGTCTTGGTAAGGTTATGCAATTAACCAAAAAAGAGACCGCCAACGTATTAGACGGGCTTTTGGATACAATCGGCCAAGCCGGATATGAAACCGGCAAGCCGTTATCCCGTGCGACGCTAGTCAATGCTGTAACAGCCGTTGCGAACAAAGCCGACGCCGACGACGTTGACGCGTGGCAATTGAGGGGCGGCCAAGTGCTTAACATGAAACAAGCCGATTGGAACCGCGTTGCCGCCGTGGCCGCATAACCGGCCCCGCAATATCTGACACTGGCCCCGCCCGTCGGCGGGGCTTTTTTTATGGGGGGTTTACATATGGGAGAAATCTTATATAGTGGACGGCGTTGGGGTTGCCATGGTGGCCACCCCCGAATACGGGAAAATTAAAAATGGAAAACGTAAAACTTGAAGATTTAGTTGGGCCGCAAGATGAAGCGATTAAAGCTTTACATGATAAAATCGAAAGCTTGGAAAGCCGTCTAGAACACGCGCATAAATGCAACGATCATAAAGCTAGACAGTTGGATGAATTCGGCGATGTCATAATGAATGTTATCGGTGATAAAGTGGAAGCCGTTATTGAAAGCCACGTTGGCGACGCCGTCGAAAGTGCATTGCAAGATTTTGAAATCTACGACTACCAAGGCGAGATTGTGGACATGATCGACGAACGGCTTCCGGAAGGTCTCGACGACGAAAGCCGGACAGAGGATTTGAAAGCCGCCATTAAGGAAGTTTTGGCCGGTGCAACCCTAACAATGGACATTGAATAATGGCTGGCCCCGTTTGGTACGATTGCCAGCCATGCGGCATTCGCTATGCTGACATCATTCACGACGACTGCCCCGAATGTGGCAATCCGGACACGACGCCAACCGCCCCAAATACGGTCATTCGTTTGGATGAACACTTTGGGGAACCGGCTTTCGCCGTGACTATTGATTTTTTCAGCGACGAATAAGCCCCACACAAGCCGACAACACGCCCGCCGGTAGGTAACCACCGGCGGGTTTTTTAATGCCCGCCCACTGGCCTGCGTTGGCCGGTTAAAAGAGTTAATCAAGCCGCGCCGTGGCCCGCGCTCATTTCCCCAAACCTACCGGACCGCCACCCGTGGCCAGTTGGCACTGGTCCCCGTGTCCGGTAATTGCCCCGGCTATCGTCGCATTTGGACGCGCAGCGCGTCGTTATTGCCCGCGCAGCGCGGCCCGTGGCCCGTGGTTAGGGGCCCCGCCGTATCGGGTCAAAAACCTCAGAAATCCGCCAAAAATCCGCGATTTTCGCGCCGCCGCCCACGCCGTGGCTAGCGCTAGCTAGGGCCATGTTTCTCGCAAATATTTATGTGAAAAATGATATGGGTTGTTAACTGCCTAATTATTGTGCATATTTGTGCACATCTTTTATGCAGTTAGGGGCCCCCTATGGATGTGTCTGATCAAGAGGCGAAACTTCGTCTTCGACTAGCCCAGATTGAGAAGAATGAAGCTTGTCGGGAGGAGTTTCTGATCTTTGTAAAAAATATGTGGCCGGAGTTTATTGCTGGTCGTCATCACAAAATTATTGCCGACAAGTTACAGAGAGTGGCCAGTGGTGAGTTGAAGCGTTTGATCATCAACATGGCTCCGCGTCATACCAAATCAGAGTTCGCTTCGTTCTTGTTTCCCGCATGGATGATGGGTAAGAATCCAAAGATGAAGATTATTCAGGCAACGCACACCACGGAGCTTGCGGTTAACTTTGGACGAAAGACGAAGAACTTAATTGATAGTGACGATTACAAAGACATATTCCCGGAGGTGCGTCTGGCTGCTGATAGTAAAGCGTCGGGACGATGGGACACGGCTAGTGGTGGAATGTACTATGCCGTTGGTGTTGGATCGAACTTGGCGGGACGCGGTGGTGATCTCGTAATCATTGACGATCCGCATTCGGAACAGACCGCGATGTCTGCGAATGGTTTTGACGATGCGTGGGAGTGGTACACAGGGGGCCCCCGGCAGAGGCTCCAGCCGGGTGGGTCGATAGTTCTGGTTCAGACCCGGTGGTCCGAAAAGGACATGACGGGTCAACTGCTTCGTGCAATGGCTAAAGATCCGTTGGCGGACCAGTGGGAGGTTGTGGAGCTTCCGGCTATTTTTGAAGATGACACGCCGTGCTGGCCGGAGTTCTGGTCTCTTGACGATCTGACCGCGGTCCGCGCATCTATCCCGCCTAGCAAGTGGAATGCTCAGTACCAGCAGAACCCGACTGGTGAAGAGAATGCGATTATCAGAAGAGAGTGGTGGAAGCGCTGGGACAAGTCGAACGTGCCCAACTTGGAGTTTGTGATCCAGAGTTATGACACGGCGTTTAGTAAGAGAGAAACGTCTGACTATTCTGCGATTACGACGTGGGGTGTGTTTCATCCGGAAGAAGAGGGGGGACCGCCTGCTTTGATACTTCTTGATAGTAAGAAGGGTCGTTGGGATTTTCCGGAGTTGAAGGAGGTGGCGTTGGATCAGTATAAGTACTGGGACCCCGACACCGTCATCGTGGAAGCGAAGGCGTCTGGTTTGCCGTTGACGCATGAATTAAGAAATGTCGGAATACCTGTTGTTAACTTTACGCCGAGCAAAGGTAATGATAAGGTAACGCGAGTTCATTCTGTATCTCCTTTATTTGAGGCGGGTATGGTCTGGGCACCGGATGAGGTATTTGCAGACGAGTTGATTGAAGAGGTAGCTGCTTTTCCGAATGGTGAGTACGACGACTTAGTAGATAGTATGACCCAAGCGTTGATGCGTTACAGGCAGGGTAACTTCATACAGCTTCCGTCTGATGACTGGGATGAAGAAGATAATTACGCTAGGGTACACGCTTATTATTAGAGGGACAGCGGACGCATGGGAAATTCTGTAGTAGATCTTGGGGCGGCAGCCGTTGACTATGTTAGTGATGTGGCATCTGACATAGGTGAGGGCATTGAGTCTTTTTATGA